AAGGCGGCGAAGGCGGTGAGGGTGGAGGCGGCGGAGGCGGAGGCGGGGGCTGAGGAGGCGTGGGCGGCGTGGGCGGAGGCGGCGGAGGCGGCGGAGGCGGCGTGGTCGGCGGCGGAGGCGGTGGAGGCGAGGGCGGCGTGGGCGGTGGAGGCGGAGGCGGAGGCGGCGGCGGAGGCTGAGGTGTAGGCGGCGGCGGAGGCGGCGGCGGAGGCTGAGGTGGAGGCGGCGGCGGAGGCGGCGGCTCATACTCAGATGTGTGCTCTAATCCGGGACATCCTGGTATGCCCGTGGGAAGAGGGGAAATAGCCCATGGCAGACCGAGACTTTAAAGGAGGTACTCTTCAGTGAGCATCTCTGGTAACGTCAACCCCGGAGTGATACCCGTGGTTCAGTACGCCCTGATCGTCGCCTTCCGGGTCTTGTCCGAGACTCCGACGCGGAACCGGAAGTCCGCTACCTGCCGCGGGTGTGGGGCTCACCTGATTAAGGGTTCAGGTCAGGAGGTGATCGTGCAACTCCGAGTAGTTGGCCGAACCGCCCCGTACTATCTCTGCGAGGAGTGCTTCGGAATGGTGGCTCGGGCTCATGAGCTAGACGCTCGGATAGACGGTCGGGAATTTTAGAGGTTGAAAAAGAATCAGGAGAATGGAACCGATGAAACTATACAAACTGACAGACGAAAACGGTCAAACTCTGGATCAGACTCAATGGGGGCCGGGTGTCTCACACAAGGCTACCGGAGACCCTGCGCAGGGGTTGTGCTCGAATGGTTGGATTCATGCCTACGAACACGCGCTAGTGGCGGTGTTCATGAATCCGATTCATGGGCGTTATCGTAACCCGCAGATGTGGGAAGCGGAAGGGAAAATTGGGCTCCGAGACGGAGAGCTAAAGTGTGGTTGCCGGGAACTGACTACAGTAGCGAAAATGGAACTTCCGGTCATCACAACAGAGAATCGTGCGCGTTTCGCTATTGCCTATGCATGGCCAACTGCTACTCAGGATTGGAAATTGTGGGCAGAAGCATGGTTGTCTGGGAAAGACAGAACCAAGGAGGCGGCGTGGGGGGAGGTGGAGGCGACGGCGTGGGGGGCGGCGAGGGCGGCGGCGGCGGCGGCGAGGGCGGTGGAGGCGGAGGCGGCGTGGGCGGCGTGGGGGGCGGCGTGGGCGGCGTGGGGGGCGGCGGAGGCGGCGGCAGAAGTAAACACCTCTATGTCAATTACTCAATGTGCCGAATGGGCAGTCTCGGAGAAACTGATTACGGAACTGTACCCGGAGGTTGACTAAATGGGCACCACGTTTGACAACTCGGCAGAAGCGCGGGAGGGGGTTCTGAAGAGGAACCTGAAGACAGCGGAAAGAGCTATGCAAAAGCTCACGGTTGACCTAGAGTCTGCGGAAGACACGATAGAACGGCTCCGTGTTCAGCTCGCCGGCTGTAGCGTAGCGGCTCTCGGGGGCACGAAGTAGACGGCGAAGCGGGGAGACTATGGCTGGTCGCCGGCGTACCAGGATGTTCTGAACCTGAGAAGGAAGTGGGATAAGAGGGTTGGAGGAAAGTGGGGACCAGGGAGAAAAGTTCAGCCGTGGGAGATACCGGACCCGAGTAGGGATAAGGTCCAATATTGTAGGTTCACCGCGGGGCCGCATGGTGAGCGCTGTTCAGCCTATGGGTATATCAATATTCGGGACGGGAAGCTCCTAGTTGTGTCGCTAGGGCGTTCCCAGAGTGAACTGGACAGGAAAGCAGTCCAGAAGATCCGGGACGCGATGGACAGATTTCTGGCTGCTGGCCGGGGGAGGTGTTGACCATGGAACAGGATTTCATCGGGAGTAAAGAACAGCGGCTATTGGATCAGGCACAAGCGGCACTACGTAGCCTAGAAAATCGACTTATCAGATTCCACAGGCTGAGCCCGGGATCGGCTATGCCGTCCTTCGTGCGAGAGGCACAAGAGGTCATAACCTTTGCTGAGTCTCAGATCCGGTACGGGTATAAGTTCGGGACCTTACACAAATGACGAAGGCTGCGATCTATCTCCGAGTCTCCACTCCGGAATCAGACAAAGACTCCAAATCTGGAAAGGCGAAGCAGGAACCGGATAACCAACTCCCGGGGATCTCCGCCTATTGCGAGGCTCACGGTCTCTCCGTGGTCAAGCAATACCTGGACCGGGAGACGGGGACTGGGAAACGGTCCCGCCCGGAGTTCTCCGCCATGATGGCCGACGCGAAGTCGCCGGCACGCCGCTGGGAGGTCCTGGTCTTCTGGTCGCTGGACAGGTTTGGACGAACGGGGACGTTCGGGACTTTGAGGGATTTGAAGGAATTAGCAGATGCCGGAGTCGGTTTCGTTTCTGTTCATGAACAATACCTAGACACTCTGGGACCATTCAAAGACGCGATTATCGGTCTGCTCGCAGCCATTGCTCAAATGGAAAGTGAACGGATTAGCGCCCGGGTCAAGGCCGGCCTGGATCGGGTACGAAAGGCCGGCGTCAAGGTCGGGAGACGGGAAGTCCAAGTAGACGACCAGGCATTGAAGGCGATGCAGAGTCAGGGGATGAGTCTCAGGAGAATGGCCCAGGTTCTCGGAGTGAGCCGGGGGACGGTGGCAAACAGGCTTCGGGGGGAAGGGGGATAGTCGGGTATGGACAACCAACACGACAAACCGGTCAACAAAACGGCGGCTCTGGTAGTCTCCCATGGAATACACTTTGTCCCGAAGCCGCCACCGCCACACATAGTCCACTCCCGGAAACCACTACCCGTCTTGCCAGTGTCCGAACTTACGAAAGACCAGAGGTTGCTACTCGGGATGCGCCGAGGCCGGTTGGTAGTTCTCGGGGCAGCTCTCCGGGTGACCGGGAATCCAATGGCCATGTATGTAGTACGGTGTGCCTGTGGGGCATACGAGCACAGGACGGCGAAAGCAATCAAGAACCAAAAGAACAACTCGGATGCCTGCTATGAATGCCGGCTGGTCGCTGATAGAAGGAGGACTGATTACTGGGAGAGGTACGGGGTAGATAAGCCGCGGAGTGAATTACTGTGAGTTCGACTGACGGACTATGCCGCCGCTTCTTTCTCCAGGCCCTTCCTCGGTCCGGGTCTCCGGTTGGCGAACTTCCGGTTTTTCGTCTTGTCCCGGCCGCGTCTGACCTCCTCCACGTAATCCAGAAGGTCCACGATGTTGCATTCCAAGGTCTCCGCCATCTTCAGGAGTATGGAGGTAGAAGGGTTCCTGAGCCCGCGGAGAACAAGAGACACGTAGGACACGTCTACCCCGACCTGTTTGGCGATTTCCGAGTAGGTGAGCGTCGAGACCTTGTTCCGCAGTTTCTGTAATTCCGATTCCGGGACGGCGACTTCGGGCAACACCGACTGAATGGAGTTTGCGAAGTTTGCTGCTACCGATGCACTCACGAAGGGGGTTCTCGTGCGATGCTGTTTCTCAGATCGACTGGTGTTGCTCTTCCGTCCCGGTTTCATAGTTGCGACCAGAATACCAGGATCTTTTCCCGGAGTCAAGAGTTGTGGGAGAGTAGGATTAACAGGAATTAACAATTCAGGTCTACTTAGTTCTTGACTCTCGGAAAAGATAGTGGTTAAGTGGGAGGTATCAGGCGCATCGTATATCGCGGGCCGGTGGGAACATGGCTCCGAACTGGTAACTAGGTTCACAGTCACCCGCCGGCCGGTGGTATAGTAACCTGGTCTGAGAGAACGGGCGGGAAGTTCCAGAAGGATTCGGATTCGGGAAAGTCAGGTAAGGTTTTCACTGCGTCTCATGGCGAGAACTACGCGAAAAGGGCAACCGTGGCGGGACTTCGAGTTCACGAAAGAGCAATTGAAATACGACCCGGACGAGTTCCTGGTCCCGGCTCAGGACTCGAAGGGCCACTCGTGCCGGGAACTAGTCCGGATGCCTCCGGGGATGGAACGGGACATGGAGATATTGCTAGAGAGCAAACGGTTCCCGTACCGGTCCAAGTCCGACCTACTCAGGCACGCGGTTCTCAGACACTTGAAGTGGTTATCAACCCTGGAGCCGGACTTCCCGGTACACTACCTAGTTGCTCTTCAAATGATGCAGACTGTTGCGACCGACGACCTATACCGGGCGGAGATGGCGAGAACGTTTCACGAGCTGGATACGAGAATACAATCCCTTCTCAACTCCGGGGAACAAGTCGAGGCCATGCGGATGATTTCCCGGGCCAAAGGTCACATGGAGTCCCAGGCGGACACGCCAGCGAAGGATCGGCTCAAGAAAGCGTTTCAGGATCGGTATGGACACTTTCTTAGAGCCGGGGAGAGGAGCCCGGGGGCGGGTTCGGGCTCGGGCTCGGGGAATTGGGTAGTGCCTCCAGAGCGGCAACTCTCAGGGACGGTAAGTCCGATCCCGAGAGAGATTCTGGAAGCGGGGTTTGTCGATGACGAACAAGGCGACTGACTTTTCATCCAATTCCCTGCCCCTTACCCCCTCCGATCTGGGGATGCCTCCCAAGTTCGCCAAGTGGCGCCACTGTCAACCCCTTGCTATTAACCGGACTCTCGACTCCGAGAAACAGTTTGTCGTCCACAACATGACGACCGGAGCCGGTAAGTCCGCTGTTTGTGTTGCCGCCGGCGCCCTGACTGGCCGGACCTGTGTTGTCACTGCGAGTAAGGGTCTTCAAGACCAATACCTCCGTGACTTTTCCGATATGGGCATGGTGGACATTCGTGGCCGGTCGAATTACCAGTGCCAAATGTCCCCGGGGATGACCTGTGAGGATGGGGGGCATCTGAAATGCCCACACCAGAAAGGTTGCGGGTGCGCCTACAATGTTGCCAGAGAAGCAGCGTTGGCGTCCAGCCTGGTTATCACGAATTATGCGTACTGGATAGCCATTCACCAGTTCGGTGAAGGTCTCGGAGACTTCGACTTACTTATCCTCGACGAGGCACACGACTGCCCGGACCAGGTTTGCTCGGCAATGGCCGTACACCTGACCTCTGAGGAAGTCTACCGGCTCCTGGATTCGGATTTCCCGTCTCAGGGTACCGAGCATATGCCCGTCTGGGAGGAGTGGGCGAAGATCATGCTCCCGCGGGCGGAGATCAAGCAACAGGCGGCGGAGGAGTATGTCCGGGCCAGAGCCGGCATGGTGAGTATCCGGGAGGCGAAGTATTTAGCCGCGGTGAAGACTCTGGTTGGGAAGCTGACCACGATTGCCCACCACTCCGGTGCCTGGGTTGTCGAGTCCGACCCGAAATCCGGGTTCCGGTTTGATCCGGTCTGGGCGTCGGAATACGCGGAGAAGCTCCTGTTCCGCGGGGTGAAAAAGATAGTCCTGGTTTCGGCTACGGTGCTTCCTAAGACCATGGACCTACTCGGAGTTCCAGCTTCAGACTACGACTACTTCGAGTACCCGGCTGTGTTCCCGCCGTCCCGGTCTCCGGTAATTCACGTTCCGACTGTCTCTCTGACTCACCGGGTCTCCGACAACCGGGGAATCATGGACCTCTGGTTGATGAGAATCGACCAGCTCCTGAGAGCAAGGCAAGACCGGAAGGGGATTATCCATACTGTCTCGTACCACCGTGCTCAGGAGATCTTAGCTCAGTCGGAGTTCGCCGAGTTCATGGTGAGCCATAAGACAGCCGACGCGATGCATCAGGCTAAGTACTACCGGGACTCGCACCCACCGGCTTACCTGCTCAGTCCGAGCATGTCTACTGGGTATGATTTTCCGTACAGCTCCTGTGAATTTCAGATCATCTGTAAAGTCCCGTACCCGGACACGAGGTCTGCGATCATGGCGACAAGAGTTGCCGGCGACCCACTGTACTCCCCGTACATCACGTCGCAATCTCTGGTACAGAGCACGGGGAGAGGAATGCGGGCCGAAGACGACCGTTGTGAGAACCTGATTATCGACGACCAGATACGCCGGTTCCTCGGTCAGTGTTTCGCGATCAAGAAAAAGACCGGGTATAAGTTACTTCCTGAGTGGTGGTTGAGACTGTACCGGAGGTGTGAGTCCGGGTTGCCGGAGCCGCCGCCGAAACTGGAGAAGAGAGGATGAGGAGGCACAGGCGGAAATTCCGCTCCAGATCTCCGACTCGGAGTCTTGGCTCAGTTTCAAGTTTGCATCTGTAGCTGTTGTTCGCGTTTTCAATTCAATCCAAGGAGAAAGTTTCAGTATGGCTCAAGGCAAGAGAATCTCAATGAACCCGGACACTTTCGTGGCCGGAGGTCTCATTTCCGACGTGGATGTCGAAATCATCGAAGCCCTGTACACCCGGGAGACTCCGGACGGGTACACGGCACGTGACCGGAAGGGCGGTGACCCGATCTTCCTCCGGCTTACTTTGAAGAACCTGGAGGATGGCGTAGAGACCCCGCAGTACTGGTCTGCCGGCGGCGACGAGGCATGGGTACCCTCCGAGGACGGGTCCTACCTCGTGAGCACCGGGAAAGAGAACTTCGGCCTCAAGACGAAGGCGGCGCACCTGTTTCAGTCTATGGTCGCCAACGGCGGCATGCCCAAAGGCAAGCTCGACGAGAACGGAGGCGTAGCCCTCCTGGTCGGGTCCAAGGTCCACGTGGTCCAGGTCCCCTACGACTCCGGGGTATCCCAGGAAAGGCAGGAGGGCCAGCGGGCGCCTCAGGTTCTGTCCGTGACCCGGGTCATCAAGTGGGCCTGGGACAAGAGGGGAGGTGGGGGCTCCGGTGCCACCAAGTCCGAGCCGGCGACCAAATCCGGGAACAGCAGTTCCGGTTCCGGTTCCGGTTCCGGTTCCGTGGAAGACGCCGCCGCCGAGAACATCATGGAAGTGCTCGCGGACAACGACGGAGGGCCGATGAAGCTCTCGGTTCTCAAGGCGAAACTGTTCGCCCTGCTCAGCAAGAAGCAGATCAAGGCGGACGTGCGGAACCCGATTACAAAGCTCCTGGTTGACACGGATTTCGTGTCTGGCCGACAGGAGTTCTCCGTGGACGGGGACATGGTGTCCCTGGGCTAGGAACAAGCCACGTAGTCCGGTTTTTCCTGGTGATTCAGTCGCGGGAGGGGGAGGGCAGGATTACCCCCTCCCGAATTTTAGAGGTTAAAAATGGAAGATCCCCATTTACTCGGGCACAGCGAAAAGCAGTACGTAGATACATCGGAAGATGCCCTCTTACTAGTTAGCCGTAAGTACCAGAACGTGAAAAAGCAAGGTCGTGACGATTACTTCTGCTTCACATCTGGACTGAACTATGTAGCAGAAGTGTGGCGATGCTCAGAAAAGCCCGGTTGGTGGTTACGCATTAGGGAGCCTAAGTAATGTACGTCTCCGAAGTCTCCGATTTCCGAATGGATATGCGGCACGGCGCGCACCGCCGTACCCCCGGAGTCCACCTCTCCCAGATCATCAAGCTCCTGGGTCTGCGAATCGGTAAGTTCACCAAAGACGACGAAGCCGAGGAGCTTCTCAACTGGTCCAACACCGGGAATTTCCCTATCGCTTCCGTTCTCCGTATGGTCCTAGGTCTCGCCTGGGAAGACTGGATCTCCTGTCAGATCCCAGATCTGATCTACCACTACGGGGAAGAGGAGACAGATGGGATTATCGGAACCCCGGACGCAGTTCTGCTTACCGACTCCGGTCCGGAGATCCACGAATTCAAGCTGACATGGAAGTCTGCAAAGAGAGACCCGGGGAATGACTGGGCCTGGGTGGTCCAGCTCAAAGGGTATTGCAAGATGCTTGGGACTACCCGGGCCTGTCTCTGGGTCTACTACGTGAACGGAGACTACACCTGGTCCGGACCGGTATTCCGGTGCTTCCGGTTCGAGTTCACGGAGAAGGAGATTGAGGAGAACTGGAGAATGCTGAGACGGCATCGGGATCAGGTAGAACCGGAGACGGGGACGGAAGAGGAACAGGAAACCATAACTTTGGAGGACAGATGAGGAACGCAGACAAAAAGAAAATTGTACGCACAACCAAAATGTCGGTAGCGGTACGTCTACAATCAGCACTGGAAGAACTCGCGTGGCGGGATAACCAAATGCGCGAACAGACAGCGGAGATTAACCGCCTTACCCGAACTCTGGCCGTAGTCCGAGCCGGCGCGGAGCCTCTGGAGCATCTTGTCTCCCAGGAATCCCGACTCGGACTCTTCTTTCGCGAGAACTACGCCGCGGAGATTGCCTCTGGGCAGCATGCCCGATTCGGCTCCGATACTGCGGCTCTGGTTATCCACTACCTGAGCATCGAACGGAATCGGTTCTCCCGGAGGATCGCCAACATGTTCCGGTTTCGCCGGAGTCAGCAACCAACCAATACCACCACTTCGGAGGGCAGGTAATCCTCATGGCACTTATCACTGACGTGTCCAAATACCGGGATAATCCGGAATTGACGAAGGACCTACTCGCCGCCGGTTTCTCCGCAGCTGACCCGAAGACTTCCCTCCGGTGGTCCGTATGTACGACGGCAAAGGAAAAGTGCGGAAAGACCCACTGGGCTCTGGCGACTACTCCGGAACCGGTCTATGCGATTGCGACCGATACCGGTACCAAAGAGATCGCGGACAAGTTAGTCCGTGACTCCGGGCGCCGGATCTACGTTACAACGATCAAGCCGCCGAAGTATGCCGGTAACTCCAGTAAGAAGGCAGAGTATGAGTCAACTTGGGACGAGATACAGAAAGCGCTGAGAGCTGTCCTCGCAATGAAGGGCCGGCGGACTCTGGTCGGGGACACTTGGACAGAGGTTCACGAGATACTGAGAATTGCCCGTCTCGGGAAACTGACTCAGGTCATGCCGTTTCACTATGGCCCGGTCAACCGGGAGATGTCCGATCTGGTAAAGGACATCGTGAGCACACCGGACTTGGTTTCCATCTTCATCCACAAGGTAAAGAAGGAGTACCGGGAGAACAAGAAGGGGGAGGACTCCTGGACAGGGAAGTGGGAACGGTCCGGGTTCGGGGACATGCCGTACCTTGTGGACGCGAACCTGGAGCACTACTATGACCGGGACACCGGGGAGTTCGGAGTCCGGGTACTGGATTGCCGGCAGAACATGGGAATGGTGGGGATAGAATACCCCGGGGAGGCGTGCCGGTTTGACGTGGTGGCCTCCGAGGCACTGTCGGTAGATCCGGAGGTATGGGAATGAGAAACAACAGAAGTTCCGGAATTCTCGCCCTGAGTCAAATCGGGCTATGCGCGATTCTGGTGTGGCTTATTGGTGAGCAAGCCAAAGACGTACTGGTCCTGGTCCGGAGTCACCCCTTCACGACTCCGGAGATCGTGGCCAGCGCCTCCGGGTTGGTCCTCATGATGGTCCTCTCCTGCCTGTGTTTCTGGGTTGTGCTCTGCTCCATCCTGCGTAACCTGGGGCCTACCTGTACTCAGTGTGGGAAATGGAAAGCTGACTACCAATACAGGGAGCGCGGCAACCGGTTTGCGTGTCACCAAGCCGGTACCTTTGATTCCTGCTTGGAATGCACGCCGGTGTCCCCCGGCGGGTATTGGTACAGATACGAACTCACGACGGGGTTACTGCTCCGGTTCTTCATAGCCCGGTATCTGATTGTAGTGCCGGCTGACTCAGTGGCAGCCGTCTGCCGCTGGGCAGTGGGGAAGATCGCAACTCGGATTTATCCG